CATCAGATAATGTGTCGTTTGCCGTCTCGATCCTTGGGGGTTTCTTCATAAGTTGTGTCTGTGGTTTTACTTTAGAATTATTTTCTTCTAATTCAAACAAGCGCATTTTGCCATAATCAACTCCAACGAGAAACTTATTTGGTTCATCTACATTTCGATACCTATTTTTAATCTGCTTACACATAATCTGTTTAAGTTGCTTGAGTTCATCTGTATTAATAATTGCGCAAAGCCAATCTGCTATAGCCGCTACACCAATACTTTCTGAAACATTTTCCATCCCAACGTCACTATTTGAAATACCGGCTCTGTTTGTCTGAATAGCAGAAATACATGCAAAATTATTGACAATAGCCAAAGCGCGAAGTTCGGCACCAATACTTTTTACAATAGTATAAGAATTTGCTCCGGATCCTGCTTTTTGTCGTTCAGATAAACAAATTGACATATAGTCAACAATCACTAAATCTGGGACGAAGTTTTGTTTTGTCTTATATTCTTCAAGTAGAGCCCTGAAGTGTCCAGCATGCGCACCTTCGGTTGGATATTCTTTAATGCGAAGTTTACCCTTTGATGAAGTAATTACCTGAGAGAATTTGTTATCAAACACCGGTTTAGAAATCGACTCAAGCGTATCAAAATCAACATTCATTAGGTTAACGTCAATCCGTTTGGCAATTTCAAACTCGGCCATCTCCATCGTTATATACAGCACATTATAGCCAGCGGTAAGTGCGCCTGCGGCAAAGTTGGTCATGATTAAAGATTTGCCGCCGTGAGGTGGCGCCAATAGAACATTTAAAGTTTTACGAGGAAATCCACCTCGTGTAATCTCATCAAAGATTTTAAACCCAGTCGGGATTCTTGCTTCATTCAAATGATAGTAATCATAACGTGCATCTGCTTCTTCGATATAATCGTGTCCAACCGAAGTATTAAAGCAGATTGAAAGTGCTTCTTGCAGTATAGAAGGAATAGCATCTGTAGTCTTATTCTTATCCTGCCCGTCTACAATAAGAACTGATTCTCTCAGTGCATTAAAAATTGCTCGCTGTTTACAGAATTTCTCTGTTTCTTCTACCAGATATTCTAAATCTTCTTTAAATTCTTCCGTAGAATCTAATACACTTATAAGTGCATCATATACCGACTTTGATCCTTTGAGATTCTCAATCTCAATTCTCATTGCTTGTTTGCTTGGTATTTTGTTGTATTTCTGAAAATACCGAGTATAGATTTTAAATAGATTCTTATCCTCGGGGGACGAAAAATACTCTTCCTTGATGTGCGGAAACGTTTTTCTTACGTATTCTTCATTAGAGAGTAATTGAGAAAAGATTAATTGTTCTGGTTTCATGTATTAAAGCTAATAAGGGCCGGTATGTTATATTATAACATACCGGCCCAGGAAGTACAATCTTATTCGGCTGCTAGTTCTTCTTCTGCTTCTTGTAAGCCTTGCATTGCACCCAGTTGATATTTTTCTCGAACCCACGTTTTAAATGAATCTCGTTTTAATACCACACCAAGAAATTCTTCGGACTGAGTATCTTTTTCTCTTACGGCTTTACCAATAAGTTCACCGGTTGATTTATCTACCAATTGGTACCAAGCATTTTTGGGCTTTATTACTTCTCCTGCGAGCAGCGCCATATCTAAAATTGCTGTGTACTTAGAAATGCCGCCATCAAATCTAACAGTAATTGGTATTTTTGATTTTTCTTTTACATACCGAGATTTTTCTACGTTGATAGTAAAATTGTACCCCAATAATTCTGTTCCTTCTTTATCTTGAGATCTACCAATAATCCAAACATTATCGGAAGAAAGCAAACCACCTTGGCCGCCGCTCATAATAGTTTTCCCAAACATTTTCATTTCTTCATATACGTGCTGGACCACGACCATGGGAATATTCTTTGTCAATAAATGAGGTGTGATAAGTCTCCAAACTGATTTTAATTCTTTTGCCCTCGTCATGTCCTGAGCAGAGTTTTCTTCTACTGCATTTTTTGCCTCGCGCACTGATGCTAAATTTCCAATAGAGTCGACTAAAATAAAAACTTTATCACCACGTTTAATACCATCTTCGTTCCCATTATCCAATTTTTGCATAATATCGAATTTAAATTCTTCAATATTCATAATTGGAATATGCAGAACACGAGTTGGATCAATGTTAAAAGACTTAAGCATTGTTTCTCCTCCGTATTCCGAATCATAATAAAGCAAAGTAGCATCTTCATGCTTTTTGAGATATGCCGAGGCCATCAGTAGGGCGTAACTAGTTTTAAAGTGCCTACTAAAACCAGCAATACTAGTAAGACCTGGGCGCAGTCCACCATCCACATCTCCCGATAAAGCAATATTGATTGCTGGCACCTCGGTTTGAATAATTTCTTTCTCATTGAACAGAATTGAATCAGAAAAAATTGCTGCGTCTTTAATCTTAGTAGATTTTAATAATTTTTTCATTAATGAATTAGTAGCCATTTTAGTTTCCTTAGTTAAATTGCTGGGGTGCCAAGTCTTAGCACATAAAGATCTTTTGTAAGCATTCTTCTTTCATGCAAAAGTTCCAATACTTCCATGAAGAGAATTTTTTGTGTTTGAGTCATAAAACTATATTCATATCATATTCCTTAATCAAAAGAATGAATCTAAGCTGTTCTCTTCCTCTAACTTCCAGTTCAGAGCATCCATTATTTTTACTAATGGATCTAAAAAAGCCTTGGAAAATTGAGTCTCATAATCAACGTACCGATGAAGATTAAACTCTTCTGGTAGTTTGTCCGTGAATCCGATAATATTTTCCCGAAGTGTATTGGGTTCGATGAGTGCTACATATTTGATTTTGTCACCCTCTTTAATTAATTCATACTTATTTGTCAGATTCAACTTTGTGATCTGGTTGTTATATAAAAGAGCAGCTCGGACTGCAATTGGACAACCCTTTGCATAAATTGCATTTACATCGGAATATTCTTTCATATTATTCACACCACGGGGGAATGAAATTTCCTCTACAGAATATGAATGGAAGTTTTTGTGACATTCATCTACATATGCTAACAGAGTATCTCGGTCGGTTGTATCTAAAATAATCTGAATTGCCTTAGTAAGCCATTCACGAACTAAGTCTGGTGTTGATGATCTGTTAGTTTCAATACCAGTAATTTTGTATTCTGGTTCTGCATATCTAACACCTTCATTATCAATGACTTTCTGACAGTTTCTCTTTTTGGCGAGAACCACAGTAGTTGAAGAAATAGCTTCTGGTTTGAAGTAAAGTTTGTTTTCATAAAAATTTAGCCGAGCCGATATAGCCTCAGTAGATTTGTTTAATTCCTTACCAAGGAAATCCTTAATAAATTTAAGAATATAATCGGCTGAGGCATTGTCGTCCATTTTCTTAGGTGAAAGTTTAACTAGATTATCAAAACAGACACAGAGAGAATTGTGGATCAGAATATTATTTGCAAAGAAATTATGATTGTCTTCTACTTCAATATCATATACATCTAATTCTTGAATACCAAGAGATTCAACTTTGCATTTTCCTGTTATATAATTCATTTATTTTGTCCGTACATTTTAAAATTGTAGAAAGTTTATCTTTCTTATAATCAGATTCTCACCATTTTGTAAAGTTTTTATTTTAATTGCGCCGTAATTATAATGTCATCTTCAACTATATATTTTGGTTTAATAGAAGTATAAGCATTATTTCTACGAACGATAACTGAGTGATCACCTGTAACTACAACGGAATTTCCATCTTCCGAAGTAATACGAAACATTTCTTTTTTAACCTTATGTTTCATAACATATTTTATTTGTTTTGTTTCTATTTGTTCTTTTTCTGTATTGAATGATTTCGTAGTAATGCCAACAGTAGGTTTAACAAAATTTTGATTTTCTGGATCATATTTAGTATAATCTGAAAACATATCATATAATTTTTCGATTGGGATCTGTTTGTCGTTTACATAGACAAGACTAGACCCGACGCAACTATCGGTATCATTATAGACAACATAATCCATTTCCTTCTTACAGATTTTAGACATGTAAGCATTTGCTGTTCGTGATACTGCTTGAATTGCATATTGGCCGGTGGTCGTAATACCTTCTGCAATTCGATTATCAAAGAATAGAAAATATTTATTGGCCATAGCACCAAAGAGGCTGTTTAACGCATATGTGTTCGAATTAGTTTGTTATTCTAACTCCGGGAAGACCCAGCTATATGTTCCCATATAGATCAGACTATCTCATCATCTCATAGAGATGCCATGCACTTCCAGACACTTGTCTGTACTTCCTTTCGGAATAGTCGTTACACCTTCCCATTGCTGGGCTTGGCTCGGTATTGTCCGTTCTGGAGTTTCACCGAATTCACATGGTTTGCTTTATGTGTCGCCACATAAAGGTGCAGTTGTTTACACTTTAATTGCTAACTGAAGAACCCCGAATCTAGCTGAATCGGATTTTAGTTTATGAGCTAACTGCATTAACTGCTCATCAGTCAATGATGAAAACTCGCTAGAATTACTATTCATAATTTATTACCTCTATTAGGACTATTTTAAACCAAAAGATGTTGAATGTAAAATAATATGACTATTACGCTAAACCTCTTTTAACCATTTCTGTATGAACTTTTTCATATTCACGTTTCAAACGTAGCATTTCATCCTTTGCTGCCTTGCGTTTACCGAACATAGATTCAGTAAGCCGTGGCATCACACCCCGAATATCTCTTCGATAACGAGAACCATTAGCAGCAAGAGCATAATCAGATTCATTACTAATATCTGTGTTGAGAAGTGTATCAATAGAAATTCCATCCACCATGTCAACAATAGTTTCTGGCGACATATTCAGTGACATAATAAAACTTGGATATAGTGATGTAGCATCCAATACACCGGTCCACTTATACAAGCCTGGAACAACATCTTTCACAAAACCTCCAACAATTTGGTGATCAGACGAATGATGCTTTTTTATTGGACAGAATACATTTTCCTCATATAGAGTAGAAAGAATATATGATTCCCAAGTTTTCACAGGTGAATAAACATCCGAGTAATTTACTTTAGTCAAATATGCCAGAGTTACAGCCAAATAAATTAGGCCAAGTTTGTCCTCAAGTTTAACAAGAAGATTTACGTCCTGAATATTATAAGAAACAAAACCATCAGGGCCTTCGGCCGTGTCATTCCAACCAAGTTCATAATGTTCTTTGAACGACTTGTATTTGTTCTCGGTTTTACTTTCACCAATTTCAACCTGGCCAATATAGCCAAGTTTATAACTTGGACGATTAATGAATCTGAACTTCTTGTAAAGATCCAACATGTCAAGTACCGTACGACCAGAAATTTCATATCTAAGATATTCACGGTCCATAATTGTTTCCAATTTAGCATCTACGTGACCAAACGGACTCAGACGATCAAGTGCTCGTTGACCAAGCAGTTTGATGATTCGAGAACCCAAATATGCCATATCAAACTGAACGACATTCCAACCAGACATAATGTCAAAATCAACTTCAATGCAATAATTAATCCATTTAAGCAGTAAATCCTTTTCATCTGTACATTGAATGTACTCAGTACCCTTGGCATTGCTTGGTTCGATGCCAAACGTCACCATTTTTGCCTGCTTATTGGAATAACATGAGATAAGAAGAACAGTCTCTGGAGCGTTTCTAGTGTCAATTGCCCCATGACCCGTAGTCGTTTCAATATCCAAATATAGAAGTGAAAGAGCTGATAATTCTACATTAAGTTCACCTCTGAAATTCCGATGTATAAAGTCATATTCATATCGGTCATTGCCGTGAATTTTCATAACATCAGAATAAGATTTTACATAATCTCGGGCTTCTCGAATGTCACTAAATTGAATCTCGGTTAAACTTTCACCAAACAGAGATTTGTATTCGGTTGATTGACCGGGAACATATAGAGTTGGTTTATGCTGCGCATCTGCAGTTTGCACACGTTTTCCGTCTTTATATCCACGGAAGTAAATCTTATTAAATCTTTGTTCGACTGATGTATAAATTAAGGCCATATATTTTCACGTATTAATAATTAATTCTATCACAATAGAATGCTTTGTAAACTAAAAATGGCTTCGCGAAGCCATTCTTGTTTTATCAAGTAGTTATTCTTCTACTTTATCTGCCAATGTGGTTTTTAGCAGAGCAATAACTTCAGAAAGTTTTCGCACAATTTTCCGGGTGGATCCATCTACATTAGCAACATAGACAACGAATCCACCGTCATTTTTTTCAACATTAAAATTTACTTCATTCATAATTTTCATTTATTCGGTTGGGAATACTTTTTGGTACAATTCAACGATGTTTTCTTGGTCGATTGAAACTGCATCCAAATTCTGCGCATGATAAATCCGCGACATTTTCTTCAGATATTTAGCTGGGAGTTCAGAACCTTCAGCAAGATTAGCAAAAAGCTCTTTAAGAAAATCACGTTCGCCTTCGATGCGAGTGTATGCAGCAGATGCCTCTTGCATAGCATCCTTAATTGCTTTCAAAACGACTGGATCATTTGGCATGACGATTTGGTTTGTGTCAATAATGCTCATAATATTTACTTTCTTTGGTTACAAAAGATATAACATCTTTATTAATTTGTTCACTTCTTCTTCATCTGTATGAAAAACCATTTTAAAATTTTGTTCAAGAAGATCCTGTATCACAACAAGAAATGTTTTCTCTGTGACACCAGTATCCACCATAGATAATTTAACCAAGAACCTATTGTTTATAAGAAATTTCTTAGATTTAATAAGTTCTTGGATTTTATCTTGATTATTTTTAGGTTTCTTTTCCATATTGGGCACACATTAAGTTACCCAATATTTAATGAGATTACCTAATAGCAATCATCTTTGGTTTCCGTTCTTCTGGAACAATTCGTTCCATACTAATAGACAAAATTCCATTAGTATAATCAGCAGAACCGATCACAATGTTCTCTGAAAGCATGAATTTGCGTTCAAAATTACGAGAGGCAATGCCATTCCAAATCCATTTTTTGTTGGCGCGCGCATCTCGTTTATCATCTTTCTTACCTGACACAATAAGTTGATTATCTTTCACCTCAATTGTGATGTCAGATTTATCATACCCAGCAACAGCAAGCTGAATCATAAATTGATCAGGCTCCACCTCAATGATATTATACGGAGGGAATGTTTGTGAGCCGGATGCTGAACTCTTACCTTCATAAAAATAATTCAGTTGGTCAGCAAGTCTGCTAGCACCAATAAAATCTTTATAAAGATTGTTGAGAACGTCGGGATTAATATAAGCCATTTTAAACTCCTTAAGCAAGTTTAGTTTTATTACCACAGACCCCTAAGGCATCTATGGATTCACAGCATTATTGCTGTAAATTCTTTGGTCGGTTACCTAGTGTATATTTTGCAATAAGTGACCATTCTTTTTTCTCTTTAAACGGAATAATCTTAATTTCGGATGCTTCCGTCAAAAACTCAATATCAGATCTATTTAATATAGAACACAACTTCCATTGATCTAAAAATTTTGTAATTGTATTTCTACGTCTATAATCATCTTCCGATATATCTGCCTCTTTTCCATCAAGCAAAAATAATTCTTTAAAATGTACTATCGAATAGTGACCCTGTTTATGTAGAATATGACATGTCTGAAATAAAGTTTTATTCTTTTTAGAAGGTATACCTATTCTAGTTAGAGTTTCTTTAATCAATAGAAAGGAATCTGGTTTATCAAGTAAAATTTCTACTCCGATACTAGGTTTTTGTTCTTTCATTATTATTTTTTCCACCATGTTTTCTCAGTTCGGCTTCAATAACTTCCGAGCCAAGTAATTTATAAATTTCTGTACCACGCTTAGTAGAAACGTTCAATCTTGAACAAATATACTCTACATGATCAGTATTTAAGGAGGAAGATTCTTTCTTTGACCACATTTTTTGGAATGATCTATTCCGAGGGACACCTTTTAGATAAAAATCATATTGGATTTTTTTATCAAGCCCAAAATATTTATCCATACATTCGGCAAACAAAACAGTTCGCTCTGAATTAGAAAAAATGCGATTCACCATAAATGGTGTGTATTCTTTATTGAAGAATTCATCCGTAGTGAACAAATTCTCTTTTGTCTGTAGAATACTTTTGGCGATATCAAATGGCGACATAATTATTCAAAAAGATTAGATTCAAATTCTGCAATGTTTTCAACAGTTTCGCGTGCGTCTGTAATCCGAGTTTTCGCTATATCAAAGTATTTTTGATTCATTTCAATACCTATAAAATTTCTATTGAGATTTGCACATGCCACACCAGTTGTTCCAGAACCCATACAATTATCTAAAATTGTATCTAATTCATCCGTATAAGTTTCTATTAAAAATTCCATCAATCTTACTGGCTTTTGTGTAGGGTGATTGTTATTTTTATTATTATCTCTTGGAATACTAATTAGATTATTTTTTGTACTATGAGTATAATATGCTCTAATCCTATTACCGTCTTCATCATACCCAGTACCAGATACTCTTGACGAATCGCTCTTTGTTATCGGCAAAACATGACTATATGGTTTGCTGAGTTTTTCTCCTTGATACTTATACTTTGGTTGTTTTTTATAAAAAACTACTACATCTTCCGTCATTCGAAGAGGTTGTAATTTACTAATAGGAAATCCAGTGCCTCTTTCTTTTAACCAAATCCAACAATATCTATACAGAGACATATTAGAGGAAATTAAAGCTGTAGTAAAAGGTTGTGCCGCCATTAATACTATTGGTGCTGTATCTTTTGCTATTCTGGAATATTGTTCCCATAATTGGTCGAACGGAATTACTGTATCCCAGGCACATGCAGTTGTCCCATATGGAAGATCGCACAGAATCATATCAACAGAAGAACCAGGAATCATCTTCATTACTTCAAGACAATCACCTTGGTGTAATTCATAATTCATTGAAACTGACAATCACGCATCACTTGCACACAAAATGCCGCGGCATTTATCTCAAGATCAATTGAGAATGCAGCTTTGAATTGTGCTTCACCAATCAGAAGAATTAACTGCGGTACAGATTGTGGGATAAGCATTGTTGAAATCTTATCATAAAATAACCGATAGAACTGAGATGCATCCATCTGGTTATTTGCAATCCATTGACGCACCTTAGTAAAGGATTTTTCCTTCAGATGAGTTGCAAGATCATTAATACCAGTATCATCAATCGTAGCTAAAATACCAGAATCAATTTCACCCGATGAAGAATATCGTTGAAGTTCTACAATTGTTTTACGAAAGTCTGGAAAGTTTTTCTGTACCAGCGCGGCCACAGTCTTTTTATCATACTTAACAGTTTCGGTGTCAAGAATTTTGCATGTAGATTTAAACATCTGCGACATAGCAGATTGTTTTTCTTCCTTGGAGAATTTAAAGTCAATCCGAGTCAGACGTGACTGTAGCGGAGAAATAATACGTTCTGGGAAATTACATGTAAAAATAAAAATAGCATTTGAACTAAATTCATCTAAAAATCCACGAAGCGCGGGTTGCACAGAATTACAATTATGTGCAATAATTCCGTTTGAAAGAACAAATTTCTGTGTTCTGTTAGTGGTAACATCATACACAGGTTGTATACCACAACTAGTAATTTTAACTATTTTTTTCATTTTTTGTCTTTCTTTGACCATCTATTATTCTCACCTATTTTATTGTTTCGAGATTCAACTTTAATTCCCGGTAACCACCCATCTGGAACAATTTCATTATCTTTGAACGATTTATAGTAAGATTTGTCAGGGGAGGTATAATATTTTGAATTAGATCTAGATCTTTTAACGGATTCTGATATTTTTTCTCTTGTTTCATCCGAACAATTTTTTGCTGTATTTGAAATTTTAATTAAGGCTTCTTCTGTGTGCATTTTTTCCTTTTTCCAAATATCCCCAATTTCTTCTATTTTAACCATTTTAGTTTCATTTGTAAAAATATTTTTCGCATAGACTTTTCCTAACTTTGTTTCTCTTATTTTTTCACCTTTTAGTTTGGAAGCTTCAGGAGACATTACTTTTGGTTTTCTATTTTTTGGATACGGTTTGTTTGGAATCGATATTATTAATTCAAAAATTTTTTTGTATAAATTTATTATATTGTTATAGCATTTTTTATGGTTTTTAAGAAAATCTATGTGTCTCGAAACCATAGCTAAATTTGTTATTTTATTATCTATTATTGTTTGAATTGATAAAGATTTTCTATGAGGTTTAATTTTACTCAATAAAAACAAAATATTTTTTTTTAATTTAGTAGCAGAACCATTTTTTCCTATTTTGAACAATGTTTCTTTGGTTCTATTTTTGGCACCAATAGATAGTCTATGTTTGATCTCTGGTCTTTTAGATGGATTTAGATCACCATACATAATAGGCCAAAAAGCTGGAGCCCCATATGTTTTATTCAAAAATTTTAATCTTAATTTCTTATACCTACAAACTCTCTTTAGAAACTTAGATTCATGCTGAATGGCTAATAATTTATCGGAAAAAATTTTTCTTACTTTAAATTCAAAATCATCTATGCCATAAATCTTTATCAAATCTTTGACGGTTTTGGATGATGAAAAATATGTGATACCAAGACATTCTGGCGTCTGATTGTCTGCATATTTTACACCATAATACCATTTCCCTGTAGATTTTTGTTTTATTGAATACGTAAACGGAATAGTTTGACTTTGCATATATTTAGATGAATGAGTTTATCTAAATATATTTAATAAAATTAGAAATGTACGGCTTTTAAATAAACACCCTCGTCAATACAAACTTCATTCATTTTTTCATCAAAAAACTTATGATCTTTTGTACAATACATAGAACTTCCATCTTCAAATTCTACTTTAAAAATTTCTGCTTCCCCTGACTGAAATACAATTCCAGAATCAATTGTATTTTTTCCATTTTCAACCGAAAGTAAATCTATTTCTTTGCCGCAAAGCTCTCCAATCGGTTTAGAAATAGTTTCTCCGGTTTGATCAATTAACATTATTTCTTGAAAAGCAGAAAAGCAATTTAAATAATCTGCCTCATCAAGTACAACGATTTTCTTGGAATCTGTAAAAGAAACCGTAGAAACGAACTGAGTAATTTTAGTTCTCAGTGTATCGATTCCAGATTCTAAACTAGCATTAATAAAAAGAACATCTGCATCTAGAAAACTTGAAATAGCATAGGCACATGTAGTTTTACCTGTACCTGGAGGTCCACAGAACAAATAATTTGGAAGCTTACCAGATTCTAATTGTTCCTTCAACATCTTTTTAACATTACTGGGAAGTACCGTATCATCAATGGTCTTCGGCCGGAATTTTTGTTCCCAAACTAGATCTTCAAAACTCATAATAAACTTTCAAATATGTATTGGATCCTATACCTAGGTATAATTTGTACACATAGATAGGTACTTTTGTACCTATTATGTAATCATCTATGAGTATAATTACGCCCAGGTAGAATTCTTTTCGCAAGCAGCAAAGAATTCATAGCTAATCGTTTTAGAAACAAACTGTGCAATTTTCTTGGAACTAAGATTCACAGTGTAGATTGATGGAGGCATTTTCAAATTTTCCAACTTGATGTAAGATGAAAAGGTTTGATCTGTATCACCGACTTCAATCGCAAATGTATTAGAAGAAGGATTCTTGGGGTCCAAAACAGTACAAGTAATCGTTGAACCATCACCTTGAATAAGCAAATCGGTAGCGGAAAGAACTGAACCGGCCTTTAACAGAGATTTAAGATCTTCTTCGGGCAATTCAAAAGAAGCATCGGTCTTTGGCATTTTAATAGCCTTGTCTGGATAATCCAGAACCTCAGGCGAGGCAAAGACATACTGAACTTTATTCTTACCCTGAGAAATTGTCAGAGAATTGTCATTAAAAGTAAACTCTGGATCTGTGAATAGAGAAATCACCCCAAGCAATTCTGGAGCATTGTATACACCAAATTCTTGGGGGAATTCATCTTTGACTGTCGCGGTCACAAAAATATTCTTGGCTACAGTCCGTGTAGTAAGAATATTGCCAGCTTTGATCAAAATGTTTTGGTTAATAGCGGAGAAGTTACGCAAAATATCCAAGGTATCACGAGATAATTTCATTATAATATATCCTTTAAGTTGAAGATTAATCTATTTTATAACAATAGATTAAGAAGTAAAATTTATTTGTACCATGATGGCGCCTGTCTAGAATTAACTTTACCAGACCAGTTTGCCAAGTGACGTTTGTGTGTCATATAATATTTTCGGTATGATTCTACCACATCAGAAGAAATACATTCATCTGGCATTGCTGGATATGGAAGATCAAATGTAGTTTTAGTGCCGATGTTCTTGGGTACATTTGAACATAACCAAGCAACCAATCCATCTCTCTGAGCCTTATGCACATTACCGTAACGGTATGTATACTCAGAACAAAGTGCATTAAGATGCTCTGCAGCCCAATAATATTGTTCTTTTGAATCTCTGCAGTATTTAGCCGAAGGGTGATTAACGTGAGTTGCTTTGTAGAGCAACTCGTTTGGATGCACATATTGTTTTTGTTTACGACCTTTTGGGCTTAGTCCATCGGCTAATTTGCCGTCAAGTACTCTGTGTGCAGTAGAAAGAACTTGTGAAAGCTCAAGTATCATCTTCACTACGTGCTTATCACAGTTAAATTGTGCGGCAATGACCGGGTCAGGAGATAGTGCAAAAATATTCATTTTTGAATTATAACAACAAAACAATATGTGTAAATTATTTAGCTTGGCAAGTAACTACATAAGGTGGCTGATATGGGTTACTGGGCGGCTGCTGAATAAAAACTGGCTGAGTAGAAACTCCGGGCCCAATTGGTCTAACCATACATTCAAGTTGAACTAATCTTTCTCTAAGTTCATTCACTTCTTTTCTGAGTTGTTCGATTTCAGTCATATTTTGTTAAACTTAATGTGTTGTTGAAGTTCACGTGGTAGAAGATTTGCCGAGCGATAATCACAATTCTTGTTCCAAACTTCTTTAAGTACTGTAAATGGTTCACCCATTTGGAATGAGTAATTCACAAACGCAGGGACATCTTTGGGAAAACACGAGCCACTAAATCCTCTGTGACCATCTTCACCAGGTACATTCATATGACTTGGACCAATTCTAACATCATTCGCGATTGCTCGTTTAATTATATTAAAATCTGCACCGGCGATTTGAGTCAGATCATAGAATTGATTCCAGAATAACACCTTAGCAGATAGAAAAGAATTCATACCATATTTGACAAATGATGCTTCCTGAGCTGTCATGTGGAAAGTATTTGCCTCTTTACAGATGGAGTGATTTTTATAAATCTGTTCGAGCTGCTTAGTGTGTTCAATTTGACCACCATAAACATTAGAGATTGGATTTTCAAAATCCCACAGTGCATTACGTTCAGTAAGAAATTCTGGATTGTATACAAACTTGTCATAAAATTTAGAAAATTCATCAACAAGATTTGGTGGTACCGTAGATTTCAAAACTAACAAAGTATCTACATCTTTGAGTTCAGAAAGAACTTTAATAACAATGGAAATATCAACAGCACCATTTTCACCCATAGGTGTCGGCACGCAAATAAACACGGCATCCATCTTCTGTTTCTTTAACAATGAAGTATCAGTACCCAGATTTGGATCTACGAGAAATAAATTATTATTCTGGAATCCATGTGCAACCGCAGACCCTACAAAACCGAGACCAACAATACCAATATTCAATTTACCCATAATTATTTTTTTTCCTTTTAAAGTTTAGTTACACATCTATTTAGTTAACGATTTAAAGTATGTAATCGTCTTTTCCAGTCCTTCATCCAACATAATTTTTGGTTCCCACCCAAGAATTTCTTTTGCTTTGGTAATATCTGGGCATCGTTGTTTTGGATCATCACCCGGAAGATCTTTAAACATCAGAGCGGATTTAGAACCAGTTTGTTCTTTAACCTTATCAATTAATTCCATCAGAGTAAATTCATTAGGATTTCCAATGTTGATAGGTTCAATGAATGAATCTGGTGTTTCATCCATAAGTTTTCTAAAACCAGAAATAAGATCAGATACATAACAAAATGATCTTGTTTGTTTACCAGTACCGTACACAGTAAATGGTTCGTGTAGGAGAGCTTGCATAATAAAATTAGAAACTACTCTACCATCATTTGGATCCATGTTCGGTCCGTACGTATTAAAGATACGAACAATTTTAACAGGTATATTAAATTCGTGAGAAAAGTCTGTAAGCATAGTTTCTGCTACACGTTTGCCTTCATCATAACACGATCTTGGTCCGATAGTATTAACATTACCCCAGTAAGATTCTACTTGGGGATGTACGATCGGATCACCATATACTTCGGACGTTGAAGCCTGAAAAACTTTACACGTCTTTCCGTTTTTCCGAGCACAGTTTAATGCATTTTCTACACCCTTGATAGAAGTCATTAATGTTTTATATCTATTTTTTTGATATGCTGGGGGAGAAGCAGGACATGCAAGATTCCACAATTGATCTACATCATAATGATAAGGCTGAATTACATCATGTCTTACAAACTCAAAATTTTTATTAAATTTAAATTTTTCTAAATTAGATAATCTACCGGTAGATAAATCATCCATAGCAATAACCGAATGACCGTCATTTAATAATGATTCAACCAAATGTGAACCAAGAAATCCTGCAGCACCAGTAATCAATGTGCGTTTATTCATTTTTACCCCAAAAATTAATTATAAATCATTAGAAAGAAAAGTAAAATCTAATCAAAGAGAGAATTTTCTGGTTCTTTAAGGGGCCAATCTGTCTCTCGCATTTTGACTTTTGAATAAACTTTCAACTTTGGTTGCTTAATGAGATCTGCAAACTCAAAATAATCTTTTTGATTTCTAAATCTAACAACTACTTGAAATCCAGTGCCATATCTATCTTCTAATTTAAATTTTTGAATATCAGATTCTACATCTGGTGTAGAAAATTCTTCTAGTTCTTCATCTGTCATTATCTTATTCCTCGTCAATTTCTTTCCAGACATACCAACTATTTGAGCCCCGTTCTCCTCTGACCAATTTCGGATACCATATAGATTTTACATTTGTTTTGGCTTTTACTTTGATTTGTTTTTGGTCAATAAGATCTGCAAGTTTATCTAAATTTTCTTTAGAATCTACATTTATGATCAGTACGTATTCTGCTTCTGCTTGATCTTGTTTATGAAATGGCATTCCAGACCAGATAGGAACATCTGTATCAACACCGAGCATCTCAAATAGATTTTTATTCATTTTCCAACTCCAAGTAATTGTCTGTATTTAGTACAGTATGTGTTCCACAAATATTTTTTGGGTCATCTAGTTTCACCAATTTAAGACCGTAATTATTCGGTTCCGTTGGAATAACAATACCCGGTTTAAGGCGCGGCACACTGAAATTTTGGAATTTAGAATAATTCACTTGGTGATGGTATCTGCGATGTTTCTGAGTTACCTCAACAAACTCTGGATGAGCTTTAGCGAGTGATGCGGCAAACTTAAAACGGTTATCATATTCTGCCGAAGCATACTTATAGACCGTATCATTATTGCCACCCTTGACGGCACCAGAATCTGCTTTACCACAACTGAAGTGATTTAGAAGGAATGTACAATCACCGTCCTCTAAAAATTGCAGACTTAAATCTGTATCCTCATTGTATGGCGCAGGATTGCCATCCCATTCAAGAACACGCCAGCGCTTGGTAGTTTTATTTGTCAACCAAATACAAGAATAGACTCGAGTATTAATGTACAGAGGTTCTTTCTTAACAAATGTTGGTTGGAAGAAGTGATAATTCAAGCCAGCCATTTTTACATTTGTATATCGTTCTGCCAGATCTTCTACTGCACGTAATGGTACAGTAGAATTTACACGGAGTTTTGTATTATGCAAACTCCGGTAGAAGTAACGAATATTGTCATCTAGCACAAAGTGAGCATCATCACCACGGGCGGTTGAATATTCCCAAATCCAATTACGAGCAGGAATACCACCAAGACCCATGTTGGAGAATGGAAGCACCAAAATTTTCTTAGGATCAATTACTGCTGCATACTGATCATATTCTTGTTCTTCAATCACAATTTGATAATCAGCACCAATTTCTTCTAAAGTCTTTGAAGTCATCCGGGATTCCCAGCGACCCTTAGACAGGATAAAAATCTTTGCTCTGGTTTGTTTCATGCTTCGTACTTCCATTTCATACCGGTACAATATTTAGTAATTTCTTCTTCTGTAAAAAATCTATCACCATCAAGATAGTACATGTCTTTAACAGTCATATCAGAACCATCAATAGTCACATAAAGTTGGCAATTCATTCCAGTGATACCAAGTAGTTTCGCCGGATTTTTAAAATTTTTATCTGACATTTCAAACTCTTTAATCTTGCCAGTACTTAGGTTATAAACACCTCGGGAACCTTTATCCGAAAAAAAGATATGAGTGTATTGTTTATCTGATTTCTTAAAATTCATGATTAGATGTATTTAGTTAAATCCGGGGGAACATAATATTTTCCTTTAGATATTTTACCCCCAGGTAAAATAACTGCCTTACCATCTTCGAATTTAGAATCGTTAGAATTTAGAACTTCATCGTCTGCACTATTCTTATCAAAGCCAGCAAGGAATGCTACACCGTTCAAAGTAACGTCAATATCACATAGAGCGTCTAGACAAGCAACACGATCAATTATACCAAGTTGTCTACCATTTTTCTTGAGTTCATTTCCGATCTTGTGCAACATCTCTGTTATCGTGGCAAAAGCACCATTGCCGTCTGGGCGATCGATAAAATAAACCGATTCAAAAAATTCGGCCATTTCTTCAATCATAACTCCAGATTGGACCGAGAATGTTTCGGTTGAAGGTACTTTACCTGCAACCTTAAGCCAATTACTAACGCGGTCAAAATTTCTCATTTTATTTCCTTTTCATTACATCTATAATATACTGTGCCTGATAAATTGCGTCGTCGAGTGAGTTATGATAGACACCTTCACGTACCGTGTCCGCTTTAAAAAGTGCCTTGAATGTTCTAAAGCATCTCTCATCGAAATATTTCCAGGGTAGAATTTTACCTAGTGCTTCATAACTAGAATTCATAATCAGACAATCAAAACTTGGAGAACAAGCCCAAGTAGGAACAGATTTTGGTCCATACCACTCAGAGAACATTTCTAACCCAGTATTTAGGGGAACTCTATTTGTTTTTAAAGCTGCAAATGCTTCGGGTTTATTGGTTTTCCACCAAGTGATTGTCGACTGACTAAAGTGCAGACCAGCTTCTTTAGAAGAAAGAGGATCTATGTTAATGTAGAATTTATCTATAATTTCTTTATCGTTAAACTTTACAGCACCAATAGATGCTATTGCAGCATTTTTGTTGGTGGAAAATGTTTCAAGATCCAACATTAGATCATATTTAGCCATATAAATTCCTTAAAAGTTTATTCTTTATTTTAATAAAAATAGAACCGAAGTAAAATTATTTTTAGTATCGTCTATAGTACATTTGTAGTCAATTGTTTATTTTACCATACCTTGGTGTATATTAGATTCATTCTACGACGATCTAAGCAGGGCTATATGTATTACCGTATAGAGCCAACCTTGAAGTTATAGCCGTGAGGCTATAGGTGCTGAGGTGGAACCGAATGCCCTGGTTACTGCCGTTGCTACAGCTTCTAGATAACTTAGCAATAAGTATTAATAAGCTTTAAAGTTAGTCCACTTAGTAGTAACCCTTCATTACATTCAGGGTAAGCTATTACACTAGCTAAAGCTAGCTCCATAGCTTTAATTCTCTATTAACTTTGTAGTTTAGTTTAAAGACCTTTCGGAAACCTTTAAAGATCTTCTTCCGCATGCCTGTAGGCGTACAGAGGGGAGAGCCGTGAACACTCTAAGGCGTTTCTATGGTAATTATACCATCGGTTTCTTATCTTGTAAAATCTTTTTTGATCTACTACGTTGTTGATCTATAAAGGGTTTTAGAATTGTTATATTCTGTTACAATTCAGTTTTTGAGTTTAGCCGAGATTTAAATCTAATTGTGTTAATCTAAGTAGCCGTTGCTTCACATCGGTAGGATTATTGATTCTAAAATTTTACTTTAGATCAAAACGGTTTACAATTAATTGTAATCAAACAAAGGATATTATGCTTAACCGTGATCAAGAAATTCTTATGGCATTTAAAGTTCTTGGGTTTAAACCCAGGAATAATCAAGTAGAAATCATCAATGAGATAGTATCGGCATTCTTGGATGATAAAAAGAGGAATGTAATTCTTTGTGCAGGAACTGGTATCGGTAAATCTATTATTGCCGCAGTCGTTGCGGAAGTTCTAAAAACTGTAGCTGATTCTAATTTATCTGGAATCTATCTATCTTCAACTAATCAGCTAATTGATCAGTATGGAGATTCGTTTAAACATCTTCCAGAAATGAAGTTTTTCCGGGTTAAAGGTGCTCGTAACTACCCATGTCAATACTTTCAGGATAAAGGCAACAAATTTGCAACAGGGGAGGATTGTGTCAAGACTGAACTCTCAGACATGGAAACCGCCAAGTATTGCACACAGTGTAAGTATGATCAGAATAAGAAGATTATTAACAAGACTGAAAACTTGATCACAAACTATTCTTACTTTATGATTTCAAAGCTTAAGTCTGAGCATTTGATGGATAGAAATCTACAAGTATTCGATGAAGCTCATTTGCTTAATGAAACATTTTGCACTCAAGTTTCTATTGATGCATCGGTAGAACTTATTGAAAAACTTTGTGTACTTCTAAATGATCTGAACGGCAAAGCAGATAATCGAAAAGCAGAATTAATTTTGTTTAGAAAAGAAATCGAACGAAAAGCAATTAACATCGGAAACTATAAAACAAAGATCAAAGAATTGTTGAACATATATCAATCGATCGTTGATATATGTTCTCATCAAGCTGCACTTATACCAGATCTAAAGGCAAAGAATAAAGTACGGAAAGTAGGTTCGCGGTTCTCTCGGCTTGCAGGCTTAATTACATCTTTCTTAGAACACAATTATGATCACGTTTTTGATGATACAGTTGATAAGCAAATTAGCATTAAGCCAATTTTTGTATCTGATATGATGGATTTACTTCTTGGTAGATTTAATTTGTTTATGTCGGCCACGATCTCCAAGAGTTTTGCAGAGATTACATTCAATTTAGATCCAGCATCGACTGCGTATATTAACCCGGCTGAGGTATTCCCAAAAGAAAATAAGCCGCTTTTTTTCATTGGGAAACAAAATCTAAATTATCAACTCATGAAAGATCCAAACACATTTAAAGATATGGCAAAGGTAATTCAATTTATTGTCGAACATCACAAAGATGAAAAGGGTATTATTCTAGTACCGTCGTTCTATGCGTCTAGATCGCTGTCGGCTGCGCTTCCGAAGTCTGTCCGATTGTTCATACACGAACAAGGATCCAATTCGGGGGAGATCGTAGAAGAGTTTAAAAAGTACAAAGGTTCTGGAGTTTTGATATCACCTTCTATATTTGAAGGCTTGGATTTTGCCAATGATCAATCTCGGTATCAGATAATTTGCAAAACTCCATACGCCAGTTTAGGAGATTTGAGAATCAAAAAAATTGCAGACTCTTATGGGAATATTTACAGAGAAATGACTCTATATAAAATCTTACAGGGTATAGGTAGAAGCATTAGAAGTGCAGAAGATACGGCAGTCACATATTGTCTTGATAAATCATCAGAAATAATTTTTAAATCCAATCTCAATATTTGGAAAGATAGATATGAAATTAAAACGTAATTTTCTTACTATGTTTTAAATGTTTTAAAGATTTTACAAGCTGCTATTACTTAAAAAGCCCCATCGCGGGGCTTTAAAAGCAGAGTAAAATTATGTAGAAGTTTTCTGTGAAGATGGAAGATTTAAATCTACAGGTTTATCGGAATTGACTTCAGCCACCGGCCGTTTTCTTTTCTTCGAATTTACTGTAAGTTGTAAAAATTTACTTTTATTTTCTAACCGTTTCTTTATTTCTTTTGCATCAAACCAAAATTCAACACCCTTATGAACATCAAGAATTTCTGTTGGTGTTAAGAATCCACCATATGTGTTTTCTAAAATCTGCTTAATCTGCTTAGTAGAGAAGTCAACATTTGATTTTACTTGGCCTGTGGAACCGTAGGCACCGTAACTTGCTGTATGGATAAGCGAATGAGCAGATTCGGTAACCATTACATTGTTACAATTCAAAGCAATGATTGATGCAGCAGAATGACATTTTCCAGTGATAATTGCTCTGACATTAGCATTAGTTGCTTTACATGCTTCAATGATAGATAATGCACCATCTAAATCTCCCCCAGAAGAATTAATAATAAAAATAAATTGATCGAACTCTTCTGCCAAATATAAAAGATGAATTAATTCTCTGTACGTAGAAGGAGATCCAATATCCTCATCAAAAAACACAGTATGAACCGAAACTGGTTGCTTGTGTGTTTTGATCATAGAAGAAAAGTTTTCTTGCTGAATCAGTTCAATTGTTTGCTCGGTTTCATTTGTTCTATTTTTTTTCATCTTTAGCCTTGTCTGTTAATTTTATTAGTTCTTTGCCCCACTTAGTTAGTGGTTCTTTGAAAACTTCTATGTTAGCTCCACCTTCGACTACCATCAAGATAACAAGTTCTGAAATCTTTACTCCATATCTTTCCCAAACCATAATAGCATAAGCAGCACACTGTAAAAAATAAGAATTAATTTGTTCTCTGTATTTTAACTTTGATGAAGTCTTGAAGTCAATAATACAAAGTTTACCATCATATTCGGCAATACAATCTACAGTACCCGCTAATCCAAGTTTTTTGGAATACATTTGATGTTCTAAAACAAAAACTTTATCTACATGTTCCTCAAGATGTTTTTTCATAGTAAGAAAATCTTGTTTATAAAACATTGATATGTCTTTCCATTCCCTATTTAGGAGAAGATTCTCACATGCCAGATGGATTGCAGTCCCTCTCGTGCCTGCAGCCTTAAGTACTTTGTCTGACTCTACTTTACCTACAGCTTCTTGCCATTTCTTAATATCTTCCTTTCCAGAAGAGAATTGACCCACAAAAGAAGTAACCGATCTGTACTTATTTCCTTCTGGATCAATATAATATCTTATGGGCCCAGAATCATCTCTGAAAAGCTCAAAATTCTGGGGTTTCACATCTGCATAACGAATAAAGTTTTTCATGTAATTAGTCCGAAAATGTTAACATTTTCCAAATATCTTCTAATGGACCACCTCTCCCAGAAGGAAAAATCCTGCATTCCATCAGATCTTTTTTTACCGTAATTTCTCCAAATTTGTGTGCTTCTGGTGAACTAGAAGTATGTTTGTATTCGGTTGGTGCCGAAACATTATAGCCGTGTTTCCTTGCTAAAGCTTTAGCAATTTTTCTATAGTGATCAAACATTCCGTTTTCTTTGCGCCCGACTATTCTAACTGAGTGTCCTTGATCTAATAAACCTTTAGCATGATGTAACATAGTTGCAACAAATTTTGGGTTTGGCTTGTCAGAATGAATCATTTCTCCTGAAATTTCACCTACTGCATGATGAATTTCATATGCTCCATTTCTTTTGAAAGAAGTAAGATGACCATACTTTTCTGGGTTTCCACCTAATTCATAAGTTCTATGATCAGTAACACCTTGTGCTTTCATTGCTTCATGATCTAATTCCGGGAAAATTTCTTTCTTTTCATGAGGAGCATCAAAAGATTCTAATAGTGCTGAAGCTTCATTTATTTTTTCTAAATAAGTTTTAAAATTTGTCACAATTAGAGACCCAAACGTTCACAAGCAAGAATCCAGCTCTTAACGAAGCTGCTTCTTACTATATCATCCGTTGTGAATTGGAATGATCTAAATTCTGGCATAAGTCGAGTTACACCAAGAAAATCTCTGAACCCAGAAACGTCATTTTTAGATTTGATCAAGTCATCCTGTTTACCATCACCGCAACAGATAAGAATTGTGTTATCACCGACACGCGAAACAACAGTAGAAAGCTCATGCCAATTCAAATCTTGAATTTCATCAACTAATACAATACAGTCCCGGAATGTAGTACCACGAAGAAACGAAGATGATATAAACTCAATCTTACCAGTTTCTTTTAACTTTTCGTATGCGGATTTATTATTTGTAAGTTCCGAACAAATCTGAACATATGGCATTTCATATACAGCCATCTTTTCATCTAGATCACCAGGTAAAAATCCCATGTCTCTAGTCGGAACAGATGATCTAATGATTATTAATTTTTTGTACTTTGCTTCTTGTTGCAGAATTTCAAGTAATGCGAAGTATACGGCCATAAAACTTTTGCCAGTTCCTACTGTCCCATGAAGAATATATCCATCCGCATCTGCATTCTCCCATGCTTCAAAGAAATGTTTCTGTGTTTCTGTAAGGGGGGATAATTTCTTTATATCGCTTATTTTGACCATCTTTCCTGCATTTGGAGTTACCTTAACGGTCATTTCATTGATGAGTTCTTTTTCTAGTTGTTTTTGTTGTCTTGCCAATCTTTTAGCTGTACGCTCAGATTGAGTTGAAGGTGTTGATTTTCTTGGTGTTGCAGGAGCACGTGCCATTAGTAATTTCCCTTAGAGTTATTTTAGAATTGAGAATACAAAATACGATTTGGTCCTTCCTTACCGATTTAATGCTTTCATTACATGAAGCTAGAAGTTTTATCTAGATGGGATCCTGGCGCAGCTTTATGGATTTTTTTGAGTACTTCTCTAAACCCGGCGGGCACTTTAGACCCATAGCTGCCGCTAACGACTGTAGAATAGCCGATAAGCGGTGAAGAAAGCAACCTTGTTAGTTTACCAACAGAACTACAGTTTACGCAGGCATCAGCTTCTACGGCATCTCGTTCATCAATCTTTTTAGTTAGTTCTGAAACTTGCTTACACTCAGAACACATATAATCATAAATTGCCATTTGGAACTCTTTTCTTTTCAGCTGATACTATTAAATCATAAACTGTGTTTGGTATTAAAATTAAAACTACAATAGATCCAAACAAATGTGCTAATACAGCAATTGGTATTAATAATATAGTTTTTGCTATGATTTTGAATTGCATCTTAAACTAAAGTAAGTTTAGATGAGGGTGTAATGATCTTTTTAAAGCGTTCATTATAATGATTTAGCAAATCTTCGTTGGGGAACGCGATTGACGTTACTCCAGAAGGTACTGCAAAGCCAGCTTCTTTGTCTGCATATGGCATGAATTCCATCAAACCCATTCGACCTTGACCCCGTTCATCGACGTCCGTTACTAACTGTAGAATATCTCGGCAAAAATATGAACCTGCATTTTCGGTCACCGCGGCCAAAATTTCGGTGCCATCAATTAATTTTAAAATTACAACTTGTTGTTTCATGTTATTTCTCACTTTCATTATAGAGGATTTTATCTACTAGCTTTATGTCCTCACATTTTTTACATTTCAGACCGAAACAAAGAAAACCGTCTTCCTTCCAGGTGACGACATCAACTTTATTTTGTCTGAATATGTGTAAAATTTTGTGGATCAGTTTTTTCATACTAAAAAGGGAACAGAAGTCAATCCGTTCCCTTAGAGTTTCGATTGACAAAACTATTTATGCTTACATGTAAGCACGAGGTCCAGCAACCAAGAACGCCATGGCAATCATCCGGGCGCTTGGGGTACCAAACCTATACGTTGTGCCGTTGCCGGTACTTTTTGTATAGATACAGTTGCCTTTGCGCCGGAGCCGAGACACTACTTTTGAAGGTGAAGCAATACCAAGAGTACGAAGTTTAGCTGGTGTCACACTTAAGCCATTAGACAAGAGCTTAAGAATCATATTTTCTTGTGTCATTTTAAATTCCTTTTAATAATTACGAAGATTAGTCATCAATTAGTGACTGGAAAAATTTTGAATCATCTTCATCATCTGCGACAACCGCTGGAGGTTTTGCTTTAGTTTCTGTCTTCGTTGGAGGTGCTTTAACTGGAACTTCAGCAGCAATTTTAGTTAATTCATCAAGTTCTTTATCATAATCACCGGCCGAATTATTTTTTGGAGCATCTGATCCAGTAACCCAAAGAAATTTACTCTTTAGTTCTTCTGGTGTCTTAAATTTATCTGGAGTAAC